GGGCTGCGGCTGGTTGCCGCCAACAGCGGCACGGTGATCGCCGCCGGCTTCTGGGGCAAGCTGAAAACCGCCTTCACCATGGTGACCATCATCGCCATTCTGGTGTATCTGAGCTTTTCCGGAGACTTCAACAGCTTCTCCCTTGCCTGTGCGGACACCATTGACCGAGTGTGCGGCTGGATCCTCACCGGTCTGGTATGGATCAGCGCCGGTCTGTGTCGCCGGAAACGCAAAACGCAAAAAAACGACACGCAAAACGCAAAAAATAGTAAAAAAATAGGCGAATAACCGCCGGGAAGCTGTATTTTCAGCTCGGGTTATTCGCCTATTTCATTTATACGGATTGTAGTTTTTCGGCACTTCCGGCCGACCAAAGCATTCCTGGTACAAAGCAGCTGCTGCACCTCGTCAAAGTCATCCGGCGGGATTATAACGGGCGTTTTAACGGGCTTTAAACGCCCGTTAAACACCCCATAACCACAGTACACCGGGTTGCGCTTGTGCTTCGCCATTGCCCTTACCTCCTTTCCATGTTCTAAGTATATCATATATGTACTATATATACAATTTGCAGATTAGACAAAGTTTATGCAGATATTTTGTGCGAAATGTATATATCGGATATATATGTTTTGTGGTACAATACTATATGGAGGTGATGTCATGGGAGAAAAGTATACAGATGCCCAGCGACGTGCTACGTTGAAGTATCTGAGTGAAAAAACAGACGATGTACGGGTACGCGTACCGAAAGGAACCAAGGAGCGCTGGAGAACTGCAGCAGAGGTAGAGGGGAAATCCCTGCAGCGATTTATCATTGATGCCATAGAAGAATACATTCAGAAACCCTGAACCCAACAAAAAACCGCCTCGGAGGATTGACCCCCGGGGCGGTTTCTATTTATTTGCCGGTCAACGCCGCCACGGTCTTTTTCCCTGCCAGCCCATCCACGGTCAAGCCGTGCTCCTGCTGGTAAGCCCGGATGGCAGCGATGGTTTTCGCGCCTGCAATACCGTCAACTTTGCCGCAATCGTAGCCTGCCGCATCCAGCATGTACTGGATCCACCGGACACCGTCACCCCGGCTGCCGTAGCGGATCGTAGTATCTGGCGCTGTGTAGGGGCAGTCCTGCCTGAGCACGCCACAGTAGGCGTAGAAGGACGTGCTGCCGTTGATCCGTTTAATACTGGGATAGCCCTTCACGGATTCATCCCCCCACCATTTTGCGGCGGCAGACCGGCTGTCGATGTGGGTGTATGTAGCATTGCCCCCACAGTTCAGCCCGATTCCGTTGATGCCCAGATCCTCCGCTGCACACGCCACGTACTTGGATGCAATCGGCTTTCCGTCCTGCCCGTAGCAGCAGATGTCCGCCGCCATGCCCATGGTGTGCCGCCCGGCACCGGAGCCGCCCACAGCCCTGTCGTGCCTGGTGCATCGATACCCGGATGATACGATGATCTTGCTGCAATTCAGATACGCATACAGCTGCTCCAGGAAGCCGATCAGCGTGCTGTCAACCCGGATTTTTCCACAGCACTTGCAGCGGAATTCTCCTGCCCGGAAGTGGGCGGACAACCTTTCATTGGCGTTTGCATAGGATTTAATCATGTTTTTCGTCCTCCTTCTTGCGGCTCTGGGTGCCGAAGTAAAATGCCAGAACGGTGGTGAATGCCGTCTGGAGCTGCTCTGCGGACAGCCTGCCGGTGACGGACAGCACCGCAAATACCACCGTCAGGATCAGGGTGACGATGGATTTTACATCGATCAGTTTTGCGAATTTTTCGATCATGTTCCCGCCTCCTCTAATGCCGCAACCCTTGCCTCTAGGGCAGCCAATTCACTGGACATTACGTATTTTTCCCAACCGCCGAACGCCGCACTGCTGACGTTGTACGTCCGTGCATATATGACGCCGGTTCTGCCGATCAGGGTCTGCCGCAGAAAATTGACCGTAGATGTGGTTTCCACGATCAGCTTGAACGCCTGTCCGGATGCTGTATAGCCCTCCGGCAGATTGGTACACGCCGCCGCAATGGCGTTGGTGGGTGCAGCGTAGGTGCCGGTGGTCAGAACCGTGTTCAGATCCTGCCCGGCTTCCCAGACGGTGTTCCAGGCGGCAAGGGGCAATGCCCCCGCCTGCACGGCCGTCACCCCGTGGGGGTTTTCCTGGCTGTCCAGATGGGTCTGGATCGTTTCAAAATTGGTGTTTGCCTTCTGCCGCCCCAGATTCACATTGTCAGTTTCCAGAATCTCAATCATATTTCACCATCACCTTTCCTGCCAGTTCGGCATAGGTCGTATTTTTCAATCGTTCATAGGTGTACAGCATGGTGCCCAGATAGCCGTAGGTGTTCTTCGCCGCTTCTTCAGCCCGCTGCTGCTCGAATTGGTAGGTGCCCACAGTCTTGCCGGTGCTTGCAACAATGGACTTACGCAGACTGCCTAACTCAATGGAAAGCACCTCTCCGGTGACCGCATCTATGGTGCTTTTGACGATCTGCTGGCTAGTCCAGATGCCCAGTTCCTCTGAATATACCGTGCCGATGTCACCAACATTGAATGCAGCCAGCCCCACAAAATCCTTGTACAGCTCCATGTGTCGAAGATCCACCACGTCCAACCGGTAGTTCACCTGGGGCATGCAATTTGCCGCCACATACTCCTGCACCTGCCGCAGGGCGTCGTTGGTAGCTTCTTTGTCGTCCGTAATGGATTCGTCCACTGTCACCTTCAGGAACGTCATGGGCTGCACCGGAAGGGTCAGCTGCCGGTATGCGGCAACGCCCCTGGCTGCATTCTCAACGCCCCGGATGGTGGCCTCCCAATAGACACATGGGGTATAGTCGCTACAGTCAATGGATTCCTCCACCGCCACCATGTTCACGCCATGCCGCAGCCGGAATGCGTCCTGCCTGCCCCGGCGTTCGTTGATGTAAATGTCGTACCCGTCCCGCAGCAGCTCCCCACCCCAGCGATTCACAAAACAGTTGTCCGCCCCAAGCAGCGCCGCCGTGGGGGACATTTTTTCGTAATAGGCGGTGTGCTTGTCCTGGATATCTGAATGCACCCGGAAGGGCGGCTTGGGGGCGGTGCCAGCCGTGCCCCGGTGGGTGTAGGTGTGATCCATGATCCACTCCAGGGCTTCCTGGCCGTTCAATTCGGTGGGATGGGCGGACAGGATGAAATGCCCGTTTAAATCGTAAAAAATGTGCCGGGCATACACCGTCCGCTCCGTCATGCTGGTCTTCTTGGAATAGATCCGGAAGGGCTGCCCCTGTACCTTGATGACATTGAACTCAATGGCATACTGCCAGCCGCTTTGCTCGTGGATGGGGATGGTCATTTCCAGTTCGTACTGGCCGTTCAGCTCCTCGGTGATCTTTCCGGACGTAGCCATCAAGATAGCAAGGCCGTTGCTGGTGAATTCCGTGTCCGTGGACGCATAGACCCGGGGCAGCTTCTGGATGTACGGCAGCTCCACAGCCAACACCTTCTCCAGATGCCGGAATGGATATCCATCGTTGATCCCATCTGAAATCTTCCAGCCGTATTCCGGCAGGGGCGGATGCAGCCCCGGGATGCAGAGGGGCACCCCCGATTTGCATGGATACCCGTCGTTCACGCCCGGCTGGATTCGCCACATACCATCCGGGTATGGGGTCACCAGCCCCGGATCTCCATACAGGGTGGTGGCATTGTGGGGATAGCCATCATTCACACCAGTTTCCAACGTCCACGCCATGGCTCACACCTCCGTGACCGGGAACCCGATGCTGTTCAGGTATGCCGCATCCTTGCCCTGGGCAACGGTCACATACTGAATGTTGCTCCCGCTGTTGCAGGTGATGCCGCTGCCGATCAGATCCGACACGATGCAGGATGTGGCGGTGGCTTTCACCGGATACAGCCCGATGGTATACTCGGATGTGTTGGTGATCTCTACCGCAATGAAGCTGTTTTTCATGGGCTTGTTCCCGTCCGTGATGTACAGCAGTCCGCCATTGCCGGTGCCGCTCAGAGTGATGCTGCCCCGCATCAGGCAATCCTCCAGACCGCTGTAGCTGAACAGATTTACTCGTCTGCCGCTCTCCACAGTGAACGGCATATCCAGCATGAAGTTGCAGTCGGTGAAATCACACCGGGTGGCGATGCCGTATGGAATGCCGCTGCCCTGTGCCTGCATGGCAAAGGTACAGGATTTGCAGGCCATGCTATGGGTACTGCTGCCTGCCACCAGCAGGTATGCCTCTGCTGCGAAATATTTCACCCCGGTGAAGCTGCATCCGGTCAGCGTGGTGTTTGCCATGCTCAGCAGGGATTTCGCCCCGTTGCTGCACACCAGATTGTCGAAATGCAGGTCGCTGACCTGGGTGACGGCGGTGGTGGTGGATACCAGGAAATGATCCGATGGGGAGGAGAAATACAGATTCCGGATCCGCCAGCCGTTTCCTGCCAGGCTGGCGCAGTTGATATCCAGCCGCTGGGTGACTGGATTGGTTGCGGAGCCGTTCAGATCCAGGATTTTCGTAGAAGCATCCGGATCCATCTCCACATACGCCCCGGCTGTGCCTGCCGCTGTGCGCAGGTCTGCCAGGGTGCTGACGATATAGGGGTCTGCTTGTGTGCCTGTGCCTGTAGCCATTACTGCCACCTCTCATTCTTTGTGATTTTCACGCCGGACACGTCTCCGGTCCAGCTGATGACGTTAACTGCTTCTGTATCCGGCACCAGCACCATCTGCTCGATCCAGCCGGTGGTGGCGCTGAGGATGGATGTTTTTGCGCCGTATTCCAGCTTGTACACCTGGCAGGTGTGCACGTCAATGAAAACGGTTCCGGATACATCCTTGATCTCCAGGGTCACGCCGTTTACTGTCAGGCTTACGTCCCCGGCGCCGGTCAATTCGATGAGCGGCTCCGAGTACATGGTACCCACCGTTTGCAGCTGTGCCGGAGAGGATGTCAGCTCCACCGGGTCGTTGGCGATGATGTAGGCGAAGGGGGAACACTGAAAACGCACTGTAATGGATCTGTAAACGCCGTTTAAACGGGATACAGAAACCGTATCACATGCGTAGGCGGTGTACCGTTTGGCCGGGTCATCGCTGGTGATCAGGTCACCGGATCCGGTCAGCCATGCCAGGATGGAACGCACATCCGCATTCCTGCTGATTTCCATTTTAACCGTAATGGGCAGGAAGGAGCGTCCGGTCTGCAGGTGCATCATCGGCTCCGGTCGTCCCGGGATTTGCAGTGCCTCGTAGGGGTCTGCCTGCCGGGACGGCAGATCCATGGACAGGATCCGCACCCCTTGCTCTGCGCTGTTTTTCTCCTTAAAAATGAAATAGGCTGCCATGTTGTTATCCTCCCTTCGCAGCGTCCTCCTGGTCTTTGATCCGTGCCAATTCCTCTGCGATTTCCCGGGCGTCCTGTGCGTTGCTGGCCTGGGTGTAAATGTTGAAGGTGTTATCTGTTTGCGTCACAGAGCTGCTGTGACTGTGGTCATCGTGGATCACGTCCCCGTACTGGGGGCGGTATGCGGCAGAAACATCGCTGTTCACAGTGGCCACCATATCGTCCATGGCTGCTACTGCATCGTCTGTCACTGTGCCCATTTCCTCCTCGAACCCTACCCCGATGCCGGCGGCAATGTTGACGCCCACCCGGTCACGCATCAGGCGGGAAGGGGAGTGAATCCCGAAAAAATCTGTAATGCCGTCCACCAGTCCGGATACAGTTTCCTTCGCAGTCTGGAGCAGCTTCGACTGTGCATTCAGAAATCCGTCTTTGATGCCCATCAAAATGTTCCAGCCGATTTCTGACCAGTCATGGTTGAGAAAATCATCCTTTAGGTTGTTCACGATTTCCGGAATTGACGTTAGCAGCGTCCCGATATTGTCAACCAGCCCGGTGCCCAGGGCGAACATGATTTGCCAGCACGCTTCTGCCAGTAATGGCAGATTATCGATCAGCGCGTCCACAATAGCGTCAATAATCTGTGGCAGATATTCAATCATTTCCGGGATCGCATCGATCAGTCCCAGCGCCAGTGCCAGAATGATCTGGATGGCAGCAGTCAGCAGCTCTGACAGATTTTCCAGTAGACCATCTACAATAGCCAGAATGCATTCCACTGCTACCGGAATCAGCTCCGGGATCATTTCAGTGATGCCGTCGATCAGGGCGATCAGGATCTCAATGCCGGCTGCCAGGATTGTCTGGATATTGTCCCGGATCGCTTGCAAGATGGTCATGATGCCATCCTTGGCTGCCGGGATCAGTTCCGGCAGGGACTGGGCAATGCCATCGATCAGGGCAGCGATGATCTCAATCCCGGCAACGATCAGCTCCGGGATCACCTGGATGAATGACGAAATCAGCGCCATGCCGATTTCAATGGCAGCGTCCACGACTGCGTCGATGTTGTCCAGCAATGCCCCGATCAGGGATTCCAGCAGGCTGATGCCCACATTCACGAATTCCGGCAGCAGCTCCACGGCAGAATCAATGAGAATGATCCCCATCTGGGCTACTGCGTCCGCCAGTCCGTCTGCGTTACTCAGGGCGGATGTGACTGCGCCGATGGCATCTGCGCCCATCTGGGCGAACTGGGGCAGCAGATCCGGCAGCATGTCCACCGCAGTGTTAATCAGCACGCTGAGTCCGTTGACCACGTTGGGCAGGGTTTCCTCGATCCGGGGGATGATATTCTCCCCGGCGGTCACCACGCTGTTGACCAGATTTTCCGTCAGCTGCCCGAAATCCTGACTGTTGTCGGCAAGACCGGTCACCCAGTTTGTCCAGGCGGATTTGGCGGCATTCACCGAACCCTGAATGGTGGTGGATGCCTCTTTTGCAGTGGTGCCGGTGATGTCCATTTCCGTCTGGATCACATGGATGGCGTCCACGATGTCCGAGAACGATTCCACGTTGTACTTCACGCCGGAGATCTTCTGCGCATCCGCCAGCAGCCGCTCCATTTCCTTTTTGGTGCCGCCATAGCCCAGCTTCAGGTTGTCCAGCATGGTGTAATTCTGTTTTGCGAACCCCTGGTAGGCGTTCTGGATGGATGCCATGTCCGTGCCCATTTTGTTGGCATTGTCGGACATGTCCACGATTGCCATATTGGCCTTGTCCGCCGCTTCTGCCGTGTCGCCGCCCAGGGATTGGAGCAGGGACGCAGAGAATGATGTGACCGTTTCCATGTAGGCGTTGGCGGACAGCCCGGCGGTTTCAAAGGCTGCGTTGGCATAGTCCATGACTGTGTCAGCGCTGTCCTTGAACAGGGTCTCTACGCCGCCCACCAGCTGCTCATAGTCTGCATAGTTTTCCACGGCTGTTTTGGTCAGCCCGGCTACCGCAGCTCCGGCGGCTGCATAGGCTGCTGCAAATGCACCGGCAACTGCCTTACAGCCATCCGCCGCCAGGGAACCAATTTTCTCAATGCCGCTGTGGAACCCCTTGCTGTCCACGGCGGTGTCAAATTTTAATGAACCATCAAACGCCACACAATCACCCCCTACAGAAACGCATCTGCGATTTCCTCGTCGTCACATTCATATTCAATGGCGATCTCCGCCTGGATCCGTCGTACCCGATCCCGTTCCGCATCATCCCGGATCCGGGTGGGATCCGCCGCCCGGTATGCCATGCGTTTTTTCAGCGGGCAGTCCTCCGGCAGCGCCTGCATCAGACTGCGGAACTCCCAATAGTGCAGATGGTCGATCCGGATCAGATCCATGCCGTAGCACTGGCGGAATGCACCCAGAATGTAGGCTGCGTCCTGGCTGTAGGACAACACCGGTCGGGTCGGCTTGCCGTCCATGCGCCGCTGCTGCCGCCCGGTCAGCAGGGGTTCTGCCGTAAAGAACCATTTCAAGGCATGCAGCGCCTTGGTGGCATCCGGCGGTCTGGCGTCCGGATACCACTGCATGGCTGCTGCTACCTTGTTCTGCTGGGATATGCCCGGATCCAAAACCAGATCCGCAAATGCGATCCAGTCCCGGAAATCCGTGACCACCGGATAGTCCACCCCATCCACCTGCACACATTCGGGCAATGGATCAAACAGTAAATTGATCATTTCTGCCGCCTCCGCTGGGCACGGTTCTGGGGCAGATACCGGGCAATCTGCGCCCTGGCCGCATCCCGGGCTGTCCGCTGGGCGGATACAAACGCCAGGAATGACGCATAGACTGTCTCACATTCCGCAGCACTGTATTTCTTTTTGTGAATCTTTTCGGCGGTGCCGTCTCCGAAGATGCAGTCATACATGCTGTAAAACGTGGTGCAGTATGCCCTGGTGATCTCGGATGCAGTTCCGTCCTTGGGAATCTGCTTTGCAGCTTCTCCCATTTGCTGGAACGCCTGCTCGTAGCGTTCCAGATCGCCGATATCGTCAATATCCAGCACCAGGGTGGTGCCGTTGATTTCCCACTTTGTCAGATCTTCCTGGCTCATTGGCTCTCCTCCTTAAAAAAACTGCGGGCACATTACGTGTCCGCAGTGAATGTGACGGTTTTCCAATCATCGGTGGATGTGACCTCGCCGAATACCTGTGGCCCCCGGCATTTGAAATCGCCGGCTCTTGTGTATGCCTCCACCTTGTCACCCTCGCCGTTGGGGATGACGGCATAGGAACGCTTGACCGCCCGCTTGGATCCGCTGGTTTCTCCCTCCTGATCCAGGAATACCACGATGATCTCCCGGACAGCGTCCTCTCCCAGCTGCTCCTCATCGGCGATGTTGGCAATGTCCGCATGCACGGTGTTGCCGACTTCTTCATCGAATGCGTAGGAGATGGATTCCGCATACCCCACCACATCCTCGATGGCAGCGTCCTCATCTACATATTGACGGCTGTAGGTTTTCGGGTTTTTGGATTTGCTCAGCGACGTGAATTTGGTCATCCGGGTATATGTGGTTGTCCCGGATTCCGCAGCGGGTACCCCGTAGTATGCCCGCCGCTGGGATCGTTTCACCAGTTTTCCCATTATGATTCCTCCTTTGTGTACAATAATCTGCACTGGATCTGATACCGTGCATTGTGGTTGGTGTCTTCGAGCAGCACATAGCCGCCGGTGGTGGGTTCTATGGTCTGGGCGGTGCAGCCCGCCGGCAGCTGTGGCAGGATGTCTGCATCATTGTTCTGGCGCAGCCATTCTGCAAACTGCTCGTAGAACTGGCTGTTTGCCAGGTTCTGCACCGTGTCCGTGCCGTATGCCTCCCGGGATGCAAACACAAACAGGTACTGCCACAGGCAGCCGCCGTCCGTGTACTGGGTGTACACCGGATCGCAGGGGACGGATTCCACCACATATTCAATGGGATCCGCCCCCAGATAATCCAGGTTCAGCCGCCCATCCTCCAACAGAGGGCAGCCTGCCACATAGTCAACGATGGCTTCAATAATGGACTTCATTTCAGCTTGCCTCCTGATTTCTCCCGGATCTCATCCTTGTGGTCTGCTTTCATCCTCTCGAACCAGTACTTGCCCCGCAGCCCGCCGTTCTGGGTGCCCTCCTGGCCACGTCCGGCGTTTGTATAGTAGTTCTGTCGGGCATAGGGGGCGATGTATTTTACAATGCCTTCCCCGATGACGGTACCCAGGATGCCGGATTTTTTCAGCATGCCGGTACGCATGGGCACATAGGGGTCTGACTGGCGCAGCACCTCGCTGTCCACCATCTTCTGCACCGCGTCAAACTGCTCACCCCGGCGCTTGGAAAAATCCTCGCTCCAGGTCAGTTTTGCCTTTCCGGATTTTGAAACGGACACCACCCCTCTGGGTGTCTTGATCTCCATTGCCATGCCATCACCCCTTTACGCAGAAATGCTGCAGATCTGAACTGCCGTACCGGTTGTCCTCGCAGGACAGGATGGTGTAGGCATCGTCATATTTTTGCAGCAGTGCAGCCACAGTGGTGTTGGCATCGATGTCCTCCCGGATCAGTCCCCGGATGATCAGGTCACCGGGCGCAAGGGTGTATGCGCCGGATGGATCCGACGCATAGTCCTTGGGTGGTTTGTAGGCCTTGTCGCAGGCATCCGCCGGGATATATACAGTCACGTTGTTCGCCGTGATATCCCCCTTGTCCCCGTGCCGGTGGGCATGGCTGCTGTCCCAGAACACCCCGTGGATCTGGGTGCGCACCCAGGTATCCCGGCGGTTTTTCCGATCTAACTGCCGGTTGTAGACTGTACAGTCTGCATTGGTGTACATCATTCCACCCCCCGGAACATCAGTCCGTACCGGGACAGATACATGTACGCCAGCTCGTACCGCCGCTTCTGCCGGGCGGTTTGGTTGGTGTCGCTGTCGGCATAGGACACGGAATAGTCGCCCACCTTTTCGGCGGTCTTGCCGTCCCGCTGATTCTGCCTATGGATCAGATCCGCCATGGCACAGCAGCACATTTTTACCGCCCTGCCGGTGGTATCATCCGCCAGAATATCCTCCGTGATGCGGTCGTGGGTCACAGACGCCAGGTATTCCGACGCCCGGGCGGCCGCAAAGGTGTACTCATCCTCGGACAGCCTGCCTCCGTACAGGGTGCGGTAGTAGTCGTAATCAGCGTACATGTCTGTCACCTCCGACTACTTGATCTTGTCCGCCGCTGCCGTGACATAGGTCACAGCCACCACTTTGGAGCTGGACAGGTTGACGATCTCGATCACGTCACCCACGCTGACAGCGATTTCGGTGGTGCCGGAGGTCAGCGCCGTGCCGCTGTAGCTGCCGGATGTCTGGTTGTAGGTTGCCCGGGCAGTGGGGTTTACCTTGTAGGCGTAGGTAGTGCCGGTGTTGCCTGCGCTGATGGTGGCGATGGTGGTGCCCTCGGCGCTGCCCTTTGCCAGGGTGGCGGTCAGACTGCCCGGTGCATATACATTCTGGATCGCCTTGGGGCGCAGCACCTTGTGAGCATAAACCATGCGGCCGTTGACCCAGCTTGCGCCGATGTGCTTGCCGTCCTTCAGATCCTCCAGCTTGACGGGCACGGAAAATTCCTTGACCCGGGCTGCAAACCGGGGATGCCCGGCGATAAACATGAGACCGGCAGTGTCATCGTTGAATTCGTAGACGGTAAATCCAGCGATCTTGCCCACAGCGCCGGTCTGCTTGATCTGATCTCCCAGACCGGAAGCCCCCACAAAATGATCCTTGTCCTTCAGCAGCATGGCGTAGAAATCCGGCGTGGCAAGCAGATATCTGCCATCCGTTGGCACATTGGCTTTGCTCATTGCCCGCCGCACGTCCACGATCAGGTCATAGGCGCTGGATGCGTCCACGCTGGCTGCATTGTATGCGGTGCCTTCTGCCAGCAGCACGGTTGCGCCGTCGGTGTCAACGGTTTTGGCCAGGGAATAGCCTGCGCTGTCCAGCCGATCCGCCACCAGATTGGCAGGTACGGCTTCGGCATCATAGCCGTCAATGATTTCTCCCACAGCCTTGTCCTTGTTGATGGTCAGGGTCTGATAGGTGGTGGTGCCGTTGGTGGCGGTGATGCCGGCAGCCTTGTCGTAATCTGACACCTGCACCTCTGTGTCCCGTACCGGGATCTTGACGGATCCGGCGCTGGGCTTGCCCTCGTAGTCGTTGTTGAAAACCACGCCGTCCTTCAGCACCAGGCTGTCCCGCAGCTTGGCGAGAACCAGATCAGAGTAGCGTTCCTGCTGTTCGTGTGCCATATTGATTCCTCCTTAGTCTCTCGGCGCAAGGCCGGGGTTCTTGGCGTAAAATGCTGCCTCCACGCTGTTGGCAGCCGGTTCATGGTGCATAGTGGATGCCACCACACGGGCTTCCGGCTTGGTGTCCAGGAATGCGCCAGGATGGCTCTCCCGGAACTTGCTGACGATATCGTCGCCACCAATGAGCTTACCTGCGTCATCGAACTGCAAGCCTGCATCCGTCAGCTGCTTGGTGACATGCGCCTCGTACACGTCGTCCCGGAGACCCAGCCCCTTCACATAGCCCTCCAGCCTGTGCTTGTGCTGCATGGCGGTCTTGTCCGCTTCTGCGGCTTCGTACTTGGCTTTCCAGTCGTCCGCCGCCGCCCTGATGCTGTCGATGTCCATTTCCTTGAACCCGGCGATCTGCTTGTTGGCCTCCTCCAGCTGCGCCTGGATCCCGGCGGTTTCGTCTGCGGCAGCCTTGACCTCTGTCGCTGCCTGGGTGATGATCTGGTCGGCAATGTCATCTGCAATGCCCAGATCCGTCAGAAACTGTTTTTCCATTCTGTTCATCCTTTCTGTGTTTGGATATAAAAATAGCGCCTGCTGTCAGGCGCTGGAGGGGCTGCGGTTGTGTACCATATAAGCCTCCTTTGAACATAAAGAAAACGTCCTGAAAAGGACGTTTCAATCGGGTTTTAGGGATAAGAAAACCGCCTTGTTTCAGACGGTTTCCACGTTTCACATTAATTTTTGCTGAGATAATCCTTCAAGTGTGCATCAACAATACTTTTTTTGCTTTCGAGGTAGTCTGGAACGGCACACAGGTATTTCAGTTCAATTCCATCTGCATTACTGAAATCATTGGGGAATTTAACGCCATCAAGGTGTGTGAATTTTCTGCAGTTGCTACACCACGCCCACAACCCTCCACGACCGTTGGAGTGAACATAACCGTATACATGGAACTCCGGATGTTCACAGCACTTCACGGCAGTAGTGGTTCTATTTAGAATGGTCTCCAACGCAATGGCGTCAAAATTGGTATCGTCATCTTTCCACTGTAACATCATCGTTCCCCCTTTATATATGCAGCTAATGCATCGCCAGCGGCGTATGCTGTTTCCTCCGGAGCATTTTTGCCTTTTGCAAAACTTCTGCAGTGGTTCAACTCGTGTGCAATCGTGTTGGCAAGTTCCTCTTCATTTAAAAGTGCCATGCGACCCAACCGAATTTTGTTCGGCTCGGATTTTCTTGTTTTTCCGTATTGAACAATATCAGGATCAAATATAACCTCAACAGGCTTTCCTCCTGCCTTTAAATTAATCCTGTACTTTTTTACAACTGAACGAATGTATGTGTCGGGATCTAAAGCCATATCAAGTGTTTTATTGATGGGGTTCACCGGAGAACCGACACGATTTCTTTCTTTCATTATACCACCCCCACCGGATTTGTCAACCCGTTTTTGGGCGGCAACAGCCTTTTGGGCAATGCTGCGGCCGAAGCCGTACACCTGGGTACGGGATGTATCCGGCAGCAGACCGGTGCCGGCCTGGAAATCTGCCAGCTGATCCCGTGCCTCCCGCAGGGCTTTGGACTGCCTCGCAAAATCCTCATCCAGCTGGGCACGCAGCTTGGGATCCTTTGTTTCTTGCCGGGCTGCATCCGTGGCAGACAGCCGCAGCTTGCAGTCCCGCACCCGGCGTTCCAGCCGCCGCTGCTCCTGGGTGGCGTCGTAGTAGGGGATCTCCTGCCCGTTGTAGTTGACCGTCATAGTTTCCAGCTGGGTCAGCTTCTCCGGGGTGTAGTTTCGCTGGGAGATACCCGGAAAGAACGGATACCAGTCATGCCGGCAGTTGTAGCCGCCGAATCCGTCCCCGGATCCGTAGCCGATATCGTCCTTGGACAGGTACCCCCGTTTCCCGGACAAGCTGACCAGCTGCCCCTGCCATCTGGCGTGGGATGGTCTTGCGCCGGCATGGGCGGACAGCTCCATCAGGTCACAGCCGCAGGATGCGGCATTGTATTCCCCGATGGTGCGGCAGGTTTTTGCCACCCCCGTCAGCACTGCCCGGCGCACTGCCACCTCAATGCGATCCGTCCGGCCGGAGGGGTACAGCACCCGAGTGCCATCGGATGCAGCGGACTGGATGGCAGCCCGGATGGCCTGCTGGTAGGACATTGCCCCGGACTGCACCTGCAGCATGGCCAGGTCGCAGGCGGATATGTAGGCCTGCTGCGCCGTGTTGGCGGTGGTCAGGGTCAGATTGTGCATGGTGCCCAGGGTGTTTTCGTACCCTGCCTGCAGCATCTGCAGCATGGCTGGGGATGCCCGCAGATCGGTGGTCTGCAGCCCGGCAGCGGTGTACAGCCTGTTGTCCGTGTCCACCGTCTCCACGCCTGCATTCTCAAATAGCGTCCGCACCATGCTGTCCGTGGCGTTCGTCCGCTGGGCGATCTCCCGGATGATGTCGTCGTACAGCAGCCCCATTTGCTGTGCCTGCCGAATCTGGTGCTTGGCCGTTTCTGTGACATACCCGGTTTTGACAATGCGCCGGGCGATGTCTGATACTACCGCATTGTCGTATGCATCCAGCAGCTCCGTCAGGGAATCCGTGCAGTGCAGCAGGTAGTCCGGTGTCAGCATCAGATATCACCGCCTGCAAACAGGGTGGATGCAGCTGCCTTGTATTCTGCAGCCTTGGATTCGTCGCAGTCGAAATACCATGCTATAAACTTGGTGTCCGACAACAGCCCGGCAGTGTGCATCTGCATCCGGCGTGCAAATTCCTTGTCGGGATCCTCCATGACCCCGTCCCCAAATTCGTAGCATTCATGATATCTGCCCTGGGGTGTCAGCTGATACACAGCGCAGCAGTCATTGATGGCACTGGTCAGCTGCCGCAGTCCGGCACGGATGTTGCCCTGAATATCAGAAATGGCGCTGTAGCAGCGCTGCCTGGATGCCCGCACCTCCTCGGCGGTCTTTTCCACATTTTGCGGATCTGACAGCATCCCATATGCCAGGTTGCAGTTGAATTCGATCCGTTTGAAAATGCCGTCCAGCCCGTGGAACAGGGATGTGTCCCGGATCTGGGGGCTGAAAATCTGCAGCCCCAGCTGGGCGTCCGACGGATCTGCGTTGTACCGCCGGTACAGGCGATTTGCAGTATCCGGCAGGATCAGCCCGGAGGGGGTGGGCTTCAGGAAATCTGCCGGCGCATCAATGGCGGTCTGGGTGGCTTCAAATTCCCACTTGATTTTTTCCCAATGCTGATCCGCATCCCGGATCAGGTCAACCGCCTCGGCGTACACGGACATGCCCATGGGACTGTCCGGATCCGCCGTGTTGATCGCCGGGATGCACATGTAGGCAAACAGGGGACCGCCCAGATCCATGTAGCTGCGTTCCGGCTCCAGGTCTGCCCAAAGCCCTGTCTGCCGCAGGGAACACGGATCTCCCAGCATGTCCCCGCTGGGAGACTGAAACACCTGATTGCGGATCCTGCCGGTGCCGTCCGGGTGGAATTCATGGATTTCCAGCTTGTGATAAAACCGGTCTCCGTTTCGGTATGTGTCCAGAAATGCGGCGGAAATCAGTCTGCCGTCATCATCGTAGGCAATGGGGTAGATCTTGTCTGCCGTGATGTAGTTGGTTCGGATCTGATGCCCGTCATACACCGGCCGCAGCACCACGCCGCCGGTGGCACACATCAGGCGCACCCATTTCTTTGCGTCCGTCATGGCCTGTTGCAGAACCTGGTCGATGTATGCCCCCCGCCGGGACCCGCTGACGGAAACGGATGCCCCGAATAGGATCAGCCGGGCAAATTCGTCCACGATTTTCACCGGCAGCCGCAGCCCACGGACACGGTTGCTGACCCAGGACTGCTCGTTGCACAGCATGCTCCGCCACAGCCGGATCCTGTCCCGCATCTCTCCGCTCATGGCGATCCGGATGCCGGTGGCCTTTTCGATTTCCGATTTGTTAATCATGCGCATCACCTCCTATATCTGCCAGGATCGTGCGCCGCAGTACCGTGTTCACCAGGTACCGCAGCTCGTCCATACAGTGGTCATTTTCTTTGATTACCTTGTCGGTTGCCTTATCATCCCACCGATACAGGGCGAATTCCTGCAGAATGCCCCGGCAGCTTTCATGAATCAGAATCCTGCCGTTCTGAATCAGGGTTGCCGTCCGGCTGATGCCGGGCAGCACCTCATTGTGGGCTTTCCGCACGGTAAACCTGCCGTGCCGGCGGATGCATTCAATGAAGCTGGCGGCAGAGGGGTCTACGATTACATACTGGATCGGTCGGTCGCTTGCCAGCTGCTCCAGGGCAGCGTAGTGCTCCTCATCCGTCCGCATGGTACGTTCTTCTTTGCTGTTATAATAGTACTCGGCTACCCGGATGGCATTCCGGGGGCTGACCGCCCACAAGCCGGCAGAAAACGGGTTGATGGTGCCGTAGTCGATGGCAATGTACCACTCCACGTTCTGGGACAGCCGGATATCTCCGTGCAGCACATATCTGTCCGACCAGTTGGGATAGACCAACCCCTCCGCCATGCACCACAGTCCCTTAATGTACCGGTCATAGAATACGCCGGTGTACAGGCGCTCATAGCGTTCCCGGATTTTCTTGTCCAGGGCGTAGTTGTCCTGCATGGTAAAATGCAGATGCAGGGCGTTCTTTTCCGTTTTTTTGCAGATCCATTCCTTGTAGAACCAGTGCTCGGCGCTGTCTGGATTGCAGTTGAACCACAGCCGGGATCCGCCGACGGAGCATCTGGCTGCTGCCTGTTCCACAAATGACCGGGGCATCAAGGCAACCTCATCCAGAAAGGCTCCTGCCAGGGTAATGCCCTGGATCAGGGCAGCAGAGGATTCGTCCTTTCCGCCGAACAGATAATACCGGTTGGTATGGCTGCCGTCCGTTATTTCCAGATAGTTGCGGCTGACGTACTGGCGGATCTCGAAGATCCCTTCCACCCAGGTTTGCAGCGGCGTGATCACGTTGCGTTTCAGGCTGTCAATGGTCTTGCCACACAATGCAAACGTCTGATGGTCAAACCGGGACAGGGACCAGATCAGGAAGCCTACGGACATGGACATGGTTTTGCCACTTCGGACAGAGCCATCACAGATGATCGCATCGTAGGATTCTGTCCGGGGATCTGCCCACCACAGCATGGCTTTTCGCTGCTTGGGGGACATGGTTTTATACCTCATCTTCTGCCTCCAGTCCCTCTCGGATGATCTCCAGCAGATTATTTTCCGGCTTCGGCGCTACGTCAGATTCCAGCAACTGCAGGATTGCCTGCAGGTTGGGCGCTACCTGCCGCACCCGGCGGCGCTTGTGCCGTCTGCCTGCAGAATCCACGCCGGTTTCCGTCTCCACATATTCGCCGCCCAGGGCTGCCGTGATCAGGGCACGCTTGGTTTCTGCGGCCACCAATTCCGGGTGTGCCTGCAGATAGGCCGCAAACTCCAGTCTGCGCTCGGAAAACTCTTTCAGCATACGTTCCCGTTTCGATTTGCTTTTTGTGTTTAAATAGGCATCAAACAGGGATTTCAGGCTGTTTGCATCCTGTTTTTCCTTCTGTTTTCTGGCAGCGTCGTAGGCTGCCAGATTGTCCTGCAGGGATCGGATCCCTGCGTCCTTCAATGCTCCCATGCAGGGCATCTCCTTTCACGCGTAAAAACACGCCCTACAATGCGCTGTAAGGCGTGTCCGTTTCTAAGGGTATCATTTCATTGACAGAATCGTTTAAACGATTTTAAACAGCGTAAATTTGATTTTAAACAGGCATGCTCCGCCATTCCTGATTCCAGGTTGAAATCAGGTGGCTGGCATCATGCAATCCTGTGCGGCACCGGGGGACGTATCAACCCCGGGGTCTGCCATCAGGTCGGTTTGTTTGGTGTACCGCACCGCCAGTGTAATGCGGTGCATCTTGCCTGCAATGTTGATCGGTATCGTGGCTCTGTGCTGCCGGGGGTGGTGCTCCACATCCAGGCCTGCAAAGCTGCAGATCAGCCCTGCCACATACAGCATGCTGCTGTCCGGCCGGATCTGCACCTCAGATGGTGGTACAGGCTCTCCGCCGTTGTGCAGCCATCGGATGTATTCTGCTTCGTGTTCCGGCAGCGGCTCCGGGGCGCCGTGCCCCAGGAACCGAATGACCCCCACGCAGGGCATGATCCGATGATAGTCCACGTCCGTCAGCTCCAGATCGTCCAGAAACACATACCCCGGGAATACCGGGTATTCCGCCTCCCACCAGGTGCCGCCCCTGCGGTGCAGTGCAATCCGCCTTGGGGCATAGGCCCGGTAGCCCAGCCGCTCCAGGTCACGAACCGCATGGTCATCCTGGCCGGGCTTGGTCTGCAGCACGTACATCATGGTGATTTCTCCTTCTTTTCGTCCAGAAACGCCCGCAGCTGTTTATACAGCTCCGGTCGCTCCGTTGCCATGGCGTCAAACAACGCGCCGGCAAACTGGTCAGCCCCGTTCTCCAGCAGTTCCTTGCTGCGCACATCCACCTGCTTCTTGTATGCCACTGCCCGGGTCAGGGCTACAGCAGATTTGATCAATTCATCGAAATTCTTGGCCTGCCGCTGCTCCTCCGGCATGCCGTTGATGGCGTCCAGCAGCTGGTGGCTGATCAGGCGCAGGATACCGTCCGTAGGATCCAGATTGGGGTACTTGGCGGTTTCTTCCATGATGCCACGGAAATTCTCCTGTGCCATCCGCAGGGCTTCGGTGGTCTCAGCAAACCGTGCCGCATACCGGCAGACCGCCGACTGGGACACCTGGGTGCCGTTGGATGCCAGGTAGTCCACGATATCCTTGTATGTGAAATTCGCTCGCAGCATCTCCTTGACGGTTTCCTGAATCTGCGGCTCTAACTGGTCAATGATGGCGTGTCGGCGATTGGCCATGGCCTACACCTCCACGCATGCGTCCTGCTTGCAGCCTGCCAGCAGCCGGATGCCGTCAGCGGTCAGTTTGGCTTCAATTTCCTCCCACCTGGTGTCCGACAGGGCGGCCGGCAGTTGGGACACCACATGCCGCAGCTTGATGTAGCCGCACTCGGTCAGGTAGTTGACACTGTCCACGATCTCCCCGTGCTCCATGTCCGGCAGGGCATATTCGATCTCACGCAGCTTTTTGTAGTCATATCGCAGGATATTGATGGTACGCAGCACCCTGCCATTGTTAGCCACGAAATTGCCGGCTGCGATCCGCCGGCGGATCTGTTCTTTTTCGTCCATCTTACTTACCTCCCCGGATCTCCAACAGAATGTCCATGATCCGATCCAGCTTCCGGCGGGTATCCGCCTGCTCCCGGAAAAAATCCTCTTTTGTGATATAATCCTCCTTGACCTTGGCGATGTCCTCCCGGCATTTGTCCAGCTCCGTGATAGTGCGCCGCAGGAAGAATGTCAGCGCCCCCACTGCCAGGCTGATGATGCCCTCCACCACAGCCACGATTACGTTGATATCCATGATCTATCCTCCAAACAAAAATGGTATAGCCCGATCTCTCTTGATCAAACTATACCATATAATAAATGCGCCGCAAAAAAGGCTATAACAGTCTGAAAATAATACTACAACAGGGGCATCTGTCCCTCTGTCGGCTCGTTGTCGATGCGTTTCTTTTCCGTGGAGGTCAACACCCGGATCGTGCTTTCGGACAGATTGTATTTGATTGCCAGCTCCCGGACATTTTGCCCGGTGTATTCTGCACGGATTCGCTGATTCCGTTTTTTCAGCAGGACAGTTTCTGCTTTGGAAATATAGACAAACTGTCCTGCATAGACCTGCACCAGTTTTCTGTACGCAGTGATCCCCACCGTTTCCGCCAGCTCCCGCTGCTCGCCCTCCAGATCCGTCATTTCAATGTCATTGTGATCCATGCGCTGCCTCCCATCTACACACCGATTAGTTCTTCTCCCGTGTCAGCTCTGCCAGCCGTTCCGCAGCCTGCCGGATGACGGCACAGCCATGAATTCCGCAGTTATGCTCATGACCGCAGCCCAAGCACGCCAGACTGCCAGTCTCCACCATTAACCGGCGCAGGGCACGGATCAGCTCCTGATCTGTCATATGCTCACCCCTTTCTGTCTCGCTTCAGTTTCTTGACCTCGGCTGAATATTCCAGCCGCTTCAGGGACTCGATCAGCTTGGATCCCTGTTCCTGGGTGAAAAACCGGAACGGGTTTTTCGCCATCATGTTGGGCCGCTGCCCGATGAATCGCTCCGCTGCACCTGCCAGCCGATCCGCCGGCGGCACATCTGACGGATCCGAAGCACACACACTGTAGATCAGCCGCCAGCATTTATTGATCTGGGACGGGGTCATCTGTCCCGGTGGGTATACGCTGGGGTTCGGGGCAGGCCTGCGCCGATGGGTGTCTGCCGGGACGCTCCGTTTGTCCAGCTCCCGGATCACCTCCCTGGCTTCTGCGGCGGTCAGCTGCCGGATGCTGTCCTTGCCGGTGACGGCATACACCAAGGTGTGCAGGTCGTCGCCCTCGCCCTTGGTGGACATGCCCAGATCCCGGGCTGCAGCGTAGATCCTGGATATCTGGCTAGCTGATATCGTCGTCATCGCTGTTACCTCCGATCAATACAGCCATGATCAGGGCGCCGGTGATGCCGCCCAGGATCAGGCCAATCAGGAATAGTGCCATTCTGCATCCCTCCTTATCTCGTGCCCTGTTTGTACGATGCACAGGGCCGGAAGAACCGGGTGTTCAACCCTCTGTCTGTGATGTACTGCATTGCCGCCTGTTCAGCCAGAAAAACCAGATAGACGACTGTGCCGCCCTCTCGTTGGGTGGCAAGATACCTACCGGTGATCCGGTTCTTGATGCGCCAAATGCGGTAGATCATGTGTCGTCCTCCTCGTCAGCTGCGCTGCCGGCTCTCCGGATCACCACTTCATAGTGCTCCCCGGAAGCGTCTGTGAATGAGACGGTGGCCTCCTCCAGTCCACACGTTTGCAAAATAGCTATGCTCGTACTGCAGAATGTTGCCAATGCTTCTTCGTTGCTTTTAAAATCCACCATACTCTGATTCTCCTTTCATTTTTTTGCCCGGTGCCAGCGCCCCAGCACAGCATCCGTATTCCTCATCGTTGCCCGCCAGCACCCTTTGACCAATGCTGCAGCTGGCGATCATAACGCAGTCAGGGCAGGCGATCCAGCGCCTGCCGTATGTGTCTATGTAGCTTACTGCGTGCTTGTTGCGGCCAATGTTCATGTACTTCTTCGCAGCCATGGCTAGAACCGATTCATCAGGGACTTGTAGTCGTCCAGGTTGTAGCTGTGGGACTGCTCCGGCTGCTGGGGCAGCGTGACCTCATCCTCCCACCGATGGTCATTCAGGTACGATGCCGGGTAGGGGATATACAGTCCGTCCTGCTTCTTCCAACGTTCTGTCCGCTGTTTGCACCGAATGTCTGCCAGGATGATATCCAGCAGTTCCCGGGTCATATGCAGCTTGGCAAACGCCCGGATTGCTTTGGGCTTGGCCACCTTCTTGGGGTAGGCCTCCCAGAATTCATCAAATAACGGATCCCCCGTCGGGGTTGGTGTCCGCATGCTCTCCCTCCTCGTATGGCGTGATGCTCTCGCAATTCTGTTCCAGGTGTCGCCGCAGGGCGGTAAAAGATGTCCAATATGGGGAGTAGGTGTAGTAGGTGGCCTGTGCCGTGATCTCCTCCCGGATCGACTTCTTCTCACGCTTCAACCGATCCCGGTCCTTCTGGGTCAGCAGGCTGCGCTTTCTTTGCTGGAAAAACTTCCGGCGGATCTCGCAATCCTCCTGCAACCAGTGGAAATTGATTTTGCCGTCTACATACACCGCGATCACCAGCTGCATCTTATCCCGCTGCATGCTCAGACTCAGAACATGACCGTCCGCCCGGATCTTTGCAATCGTGTAGGGGTAGTTCAGGATCTTCTGCTCTACCGCTGCCCATTGTTCCTTCGTCATGCGCCACCTCAGCTGATGGTCAGCTTCTTGGACGTGCTGCTAGTCAGGTAGTCCTCATACAGCGCTTTATGCTGCTGGCTGAACCGCTTGCTGTCGAACCGGGATGTGGTTACGTCCCTGTACCGCACGGTAAATACATCCACCGTCAGCTCCTCCAGCCCGAACTGGGTCATGGTGTCCTTGATCCGTGCCTTGGCGGCATCCTGTGCCTCTTTGACTGCCCGGATGTCCTGCTCCAGGGACTTGACCGCCAGGATGTCCTCCAGAACTGCGTCCATATTGATTTTGTCCATTTCATGATCCTCCTTATTTTTTTATCGTGGCTCTGCGTTCTTGCGGGCTTGCCACCGCCTTTGGCCGCATTACCGATGCGGGGATTAACCCCGCTGGTAGGCTCGGACGTAGCCTTGCAGCTCTGCCAGCTCCGCCTTTGCCTCCTCCTTTCTTGCCTCATAGACTTCAATCAGCCGCAGCTTGTCGTCAATGGCATCCTGGATGCAGCGCAGGACGGATCCGGGCACCTGTTCCTCCGGCGCTTTCGGGGCGGGAGCAGGCGTGGTCTCCTGCTCCTCCTTTGCCTTGTCCAGCACATTCTTAACGGTGACAGCGGATACTCCCAACTCCCTGCCAATGTGGGACAGGGTGCAGCCCTGTGCCCGAAGCTCCTTTGCTCTTGCGATTTTTTCCTCAGTCATCTTCCTTGTTCTCCTTTCGTGCACCTGCTCGGTGCTGTATCCTTTGGACTTGATGGATGCGATGGCGTCCACCAGTTCCCCGATTGCGATTTGCAGATCGTGCCGGATCTGCGCTTCCGTCTGACCGCTGCGCAGCTTGTCCAGGATCCGCCGTTCTCCCGGGGTCAGGGTGGTGGATTTGCCGCCGATATGTATCCAGTCAGCCATGCCGGACACCCCCGATCCAGCGATAGGACGCATGCTCACTGCCTTTCAGCTCCTCCGGGTATTCTGCATTGATTCCGTCATTGTAGCCATCCTGGTAGGCACGCTCCAGTCGATCCGGCTCCACGTTGTGCCGACAACTCCACCCGGCGCATGCCGCCAGCCCGATCAGGGGGAGCACCAGCAGCTCGCCCCCGAAGCTGCCGAACTGCCGCTGCATCAGTTGATCCGCAGCGGCCTCCAGCATTACACAGGCCGCAACTCCAGCTAAAAACGCCGTTATGTACCGTTTAACCATGATTTATCCCTCCTTTAAATCAGGAAACCGCCCTTTTTTGCGGTCTCCACCAATCCCTCATAGGATGTGTCCTCGTTTCCATGGGCGCTGGATACCAGGTTGACACAGCCCCGGATGCCCTGATCCGTTCTTGCGATCCGCAGCAGAAAATCAATTGCCATATCGTCCGTCCCCGGGCGATAGTTCGGGAATAGCTTGACAATATCGCTGTACTGGATCTTTGCCGACACAAATGTGGCGGTGTATTTGGTGCGGTTTTTCACCTGTGCCAGGGCAGATGCTCTGGATCCGAATTTGCCGGCGGTTTCCGCATTACCCACCAGGCAAATGCCCACCGTCTGGCCACGTGCCTCGAAGTAGTCGGAGAAACTGCGGAGCATGTCCACGGTTTTCATGGATAAATTCTGGGATTCATCAATGATCAGGATCATGCCGTCTGACAGCTTCCCAACGATGGATCGCCACAGCCCATCCATGGATTTCTCGTGGGGTGCCCCGATGGTGTCGGCGATCAGGCCAAGCAATGGCTTAGATCGGGCAAAACACTCATTGACCGTAACCATGACGGCGTTCGTGGGGTGATCCTTTACATACTTCTCTACGGCTTTGGTCTTCCCAATGCCAGCATCGCCGCAGATGATACTGATTCCGCCCCGTGCCTGGCACAGCCGCAGCACGTCGTAGGCGGCGGTGGAGATGTAGGTGTCCACATAGTCCACTGCCTTCCAGCTGCGGGCAGAATCATCCTTTACTGCGAAATAGGCGGCGATCTTCTCAAACTGCCGTGCCGGATTGGCAGCATAGGTGTGTGCCAGCAGTTGGGACAGCGCCCCGGCATTCACGCCCAGCAGCTCCGCCGCCTTGTTCTGGCCACCAACCTTGTCTGCCAGCTCCCGGCATTTGACCAGCAGTGCCTCTTGTTCTTCGGTATACATACTCAACCCTTCCTTTCCTTTTCAGCGTTATCCGCCATGCGCTTGATATCGATCACAGTTGCCATGTCCTCTGCGCCCACTGCCAGCTCCGCCGACTCCTCGTTGGCACGCACAGGGATGATACTGGATGGCTGCACGATTCTGTAATGCTCCAGCTTGTTCCGATGCGCCCGACGTACTGTCATATCCAGGGCAGCGATACGCTGTGCCGGATCCAGTTTTTTCAGATGGGCAGCGGCACCGTCCCGCATGTATCCGTTTACGCTGCGCAGGATCCGCATTGCGTCTCCCACAGCGTCCGGGTTTTCCTCCAGGTAGTCCCGATACAGGTAATCCGCCAGCCCCCAGGTGCACAGGCACCGATCTTGTTCATCGTACAGCCGCACATACCGCAGATCCGCCGGATCGTACCGCACATACACGGACCTGCCGATCATCTTGAATGTTTCGGTCGGATCCATGTACCACAGATCCTCCCCGTGCAGCTTGATCCGGACGCCGTTTCGCTTGATCTTCTGCATTTGCGTGGAGCGGGCAAGCATCAGGTTCAGGTCAGCGTCCGTAGCGGTGCGCATGCCCACTTCTGCGATGGACTGGTTCCAGACCTCGATCCGGCTCATGCCTTTGTACTTGGCCTCCGATCCACCGTATTCTTCACAATTGAATATGCCATCGATCCAGGCTTCCAAAGATTCACGCAGTACATAGTCCCGGGGGAGCAGGCCATTCTTAATGACGGTCTTTAGGGACTCCTTCCGTTCTGCCACGCTGCCGCCGTTAAACCCGGAAAAAACACGGGAAAACTGCTCTTTTAACGTCCGGAACGTTCGCTCGATGGGCTTAGCCCGGGCATTCCGCACGATTGCATTTCGCATTTCGATGCCCAACCGGGCGAAGATCGGCGGTGGCTGGAACTCTGCCAGACTGTTTTTCCGGGTTCGGTGTCCCAGACCGCCCACGTCTCGTGTCAGGAACTCCCGGCCGTTGTCTACGTAGATCACCTTGGGTATGCCGTGTTTCCGGATACCGTTTCGCAGTGCCAGAATGGTGGACTGGGACGATGGGGTGTCCGTGATGTTGTATCCCACCAGCACCCCGGACTTTGCGTCCAGGAATCCGGTCAGATACAGCCGGTGCTGCTTGTCCTGATCCGTGACCGACTGCACATCAATGGTATGGTTGTCCGCAATCCAGCAGTCGTTGGCGTTCAGGCTGTCATACCACCGCACGATATATGGTGCATACCGGTCATGACAGGCCTTCTGTCCTTCTCGTGCCATGCACCTGACGTAATCCTCCACATCCCGGTCGGCGCGGTAGCGAAATGCCCGTTCAGACGGGATACTGTCCAGCAGCTCCGGTTTGAAATCCCGGCACCATTCCAGGGTGTTCAGATATGACTGGGATGCGGTGGGTTGGTTATCGTCCAACCAGTAGTACAGGTACACGTTCCAGATCTCCGGTGGGATACTGCTTTTGCCCTTGTTCCAGCCGCCCCGGATCCCCAGAATGCCGTCATAGTCGTTCTGCTTGTAGGCGGCATATTTGCGGTACAGAATATCCACGCTGATCTCCAGCTCCGGATGCTCCAGCTTGCATTTTGCCACAAACAGCGGATCCGCCTCTGAACGTTTGCCATACGATGCCCGGGTATCCATCCAGTCCTTGATGATCTGGCACCACAGGGCGATCTTGTCACGCTCCTGGGCGCTGTACGCCTCCAGGGGCTTCTGCTCTCGCTGCTTCTTCCGCTTTGCCGGGGGCTTTGACTCTGCCGTTTCCGGAAGCAGCTGCATACTTTCCCGCAGCTGCTTCCCGTACTTGTGCTGGGCTTGCTCCGACAGGGCGGATACGGGGATCAGGTACATGGTGTGCCCGTTGGCTTCGTTGGGCTTTTCGATGCACTCGATCTTGCCAGCCTTGCACTGCATGCGGATATACCGTACCGTGCATCCCTGCAGCTCTGCTGCCTCCTTGGTGGTGATATAGTCCATAGTCTCACTTCCTTCACGGCCTGCCATCTTCAGTGCGCAGCGGCCATCCTACGCAGACCGGGATTCCCCCGGTTTCGGCTAATCGTCGAAAATACCATAAATGCGGATGTAACACGCCAGATGGTAAATGAACCCGATGCCACGGCGATATGCGCCCCGAATCGGCTTTCCGCAGCTCTTGCAGTACTTAACGTCCATGCTTCTTTCTCAGCTCCTCTATGTGTTTTTTCCAATCCTCCACAGACTGGTCATGTGCTTCTTTCTCTGCCGGGGTCATACGTTGATATGTCAACTCTTGGATTTCGTTGTCCACAGCATGAATCCACATGTTCAGCCATACGACAATAATTGAATCTTCGGAAGCTGCAACGACTTCCTGCTCCCCTTTCTCAATGGCTGCCAGGATTGTCTCATATTCGCCCTCGCTGATCATGTCATATCCATACGCTTCATGCGCATCTCGCTCGGTGGGATAATCTCCGAGAAGCTGCGCCACGTGTGCGCGGCGTTGATCCATGATCTTGTTATGCCTGCTTTGATAATGCTTGCGCAGGGTTTTCAGCTGCCCAAGCAGGCGCTTGTCCGCTCTGAGCTCCAGATCGAGATCGCTCTGTTCCTTTTTTGTCATGTACTCACTTCCTTCACGGCCTGCCATCTTCAGTGCGCAGCGGCCATCCTACGCAGACCGGGATTTCTCCCGGTTTCGGCTAATTTGAAGCGCCAGCAATGGGTCCCGGCAGCCGGAGTCGAACCGGCTTTAGCTGCGCGAAGGTGAACGCAGATGCGCCTGCACCGGGTCACGCCTGCCGCAGTTCCTCCAGTTCTTTGGTCAGCCGCTTGCCGGCTGCCGCCAGCAGGTCGATCAGGTAGTCTGTCATGCCGCTTGACTCCTGTGCCCGCCGGGATTCCAGTCGGGCACGCTCCCTGTCCACCTGCTCCAGGCGATTGTTGATGACGGCGATCCGGCGTTCAGCGTCCATGCTGATCCTCCTCTCGGGCACGGAGCAGGTCGGACGTGCTGCACTTCAGATGAACCGCCAGCACGTCCAGCGTCCCCAGGGATGGATTTCTCCGATCGTTCTCAAACAGGCTGACGCTCATTTGCGACAACCCAGAACGGTCTGCCAGCTCTGCCTGCGTCAGATCCAGTGCCTTTCGCCGGGCACGGATGATTTCTCCTAATGTCATATATAATGTTCTCCTTTCATCTACAAAAGATCGTGCAGGAACCTACTTGCACAGATGATTCCTGCCACAAGTGTGCACCAGTCGCAGACTTTGCGTGTGCGAGGATGATTTTGGCTCATTCTATCCTTGAACAGGATCATAATGATGACTGCCACGCCGCAAACGATGGATGCGATCGATTCAATTATCTGCATCATGTCTGATTCTCCTCTTTTTCTATTGTAATATTGTAGTAATTGTGCTATACTTTCCATAGGGAAAGGGGGTGATATACATGAATGCAAAAAAACAGGAACTTCTGCTGGAAATGTGCCCGATGATTACCGCGCGCGTAATGGAAGATGCCAACCTAAAGGGGAAGGCACCCTCCGAAGTGGCAATTAAGTATGCCGAAGCATTTGAACTAATTTACACAGTACTGGAATCTATGGCAAAAGCCGTAGATTATTAATTGCCAGTATCGCTTCCTCGCGCCCAGCTCGGGATCCAATTGCAACATCGGCGTGATCGCCAACGCCGATGTAGCTTTTTCCGGCGGCGCTAAGCACGTCCCGGAAATAGTCCCGGGATCCTGCCCGGTAGGACATCTTGGCCCCAGTGCGTTCACAGAGATCCTCTAGATCGGGGTGTTCAGTCAGATAGGGGATCTGTTCGCCGACGATCAGATCCCGCATACGGTTGGCAGCTGCAATGCGGCCATATCGCCGTGGGATATCCACTTCCAGCTCCGTGACTGCGTCGGCAAAGCGAATGGCATCCCGCAGGATCTCATCGTATGCCGCACTGCGATTCTGGATGTAATCTTGGATCCTTTCCATTTCATCCTTGTTCATCTCTCGTTCCACCTCTCTATTGTAATATTGCGGTAATTGTGCTATACTTCCATATGGAAGGGGGTGATAATATGCAGAAACTGACCCATGATGGGGACAATTTGATCTGCTGCTTGTACAAAATGTACCTGGAAGCCAGAAAAAACGGCGTAGACAAACTGGATGCCCGCCAGTTTGATTACGATTTCTGGAAACAAAGTGGCTTTCTCCTCAAGATGTCAGCCGAAGATGCTGCGGACACGGTCTTTGAGCTGGAGCATGCCGGTCTGGTAGAGATGTACACAGATGGCGGCTTCAAGTTGACTGATGCAGCCATCGTGTACATGGAGCAACGCTTTGCCAACGGCATAAAGGATGTTCTGGATTACTTCGCCGCAATCAAGGCAGCTTTGCTCTAGCGCCACGCCCGTGTAGGGCGTGTGAGTTGAACCTATCCGATTCTTACATCGGCATCGTTTGTATGGAACTTCAAGATTACCGTGGTCGGGTCATCTCCGTGGCGGTGCAATTCACAGGACAGCACCCAGCCGATCTTTGTGCCGTTGATCTTCACCTCACCCCGACTCGCGTTGTACTCAACGTGATTCTTCGGGATTGGAAGTCTGCCCCGGTCAATCCGGTACAGATCTTTTGCATTATCCGGAAGTTCTTCCTGTGTGATTGCGTCTAATTCTTCATCTGAAAGTTTCGCCTTTTTTTCGTTCATTCCTTATTCACCTCCTTCTCTTGATTTTGCAAGGGATCCATGGTACAATGATATTGGGATCGTATACCCTCATGTATTGCCCATGGTTTTATTATAACTCGCATTTGCGAATATGTCAATAGGTTTCGCTCGCAAATGCAAACATTGTTGCATTTGCATAGAAAGGAGGAGCATGATTTGTCTATTATTAACAACATTCTTTCTATCTTGGAGCAGAAAGGACTCAATCAGGCCGCACTTTGCTCGCATTTGAAAATCGGAACAAGCACAATGACCACTTGGAAGAAACGAAATACAGATCCACCATCGAAATACATAGTACCTATTTGTGAGTTTCTAGATGTTGATCCTTATGTTGTGCTTACCGGAGCACCACGGTCAACAGAACAAAAAGATGATGCAAGGCAACAGCTGATGAATCTGCTTGACAATCTTGAGACTTTGATTGGGAACGAACGCGCCCAATTGGTCAAGGACACCACATGCAATAGAAGTGAGCAGGAGCAGGCGAAGCGCCAAGAGATCCGACACAGTGTCCCGGAGGAATCCGCACCATGTGAAAGCATAGAAATCCCGTTTTTTGAACTGCCAGTATCCGCTGGTCTGGGTGTTGATCTGCTGGCACAGGATGGAGCTTCAGAAACGATCAGTGTTCCGGCAACGCCTACCACCCGGCGTGCGGATTTTTCCGTTCTTGTAGAGGGGGATAGCATGGAGCCGCTGTTCTCCGATGGTGACATTGTCCTGGTAGAGCAGGAGCAGGAGGTACCGGAGGGGCAGGTAGGTATCTTCGAGGTAAACGGGAGCGGGTACATAAAGAAGGTCGGTCATCGTCGTCTCATCTCCATGAATGAGAACTATGATGACATACTAATTAGTCCGGACGACTCTGTGCACTGCTTCGGCCTCGTGATTGGGAAGCTGTAATCGACGGATACATGGCGTATAAATTCAGCGTTCGGTCAGAAGATGTCGTCTGCGGATCCGCCCGGTAGACGTTCTAAATACTTTACAGATTGTATATTTTGATCCTTTTGCCGTGCCCGAACACAAAATGCAAAAAGGGGGTGGGGAACTAGTTCCTCACCCCTTGCTGTTTAGTTCCCCAGTTCCTCACCCTCTCCGGCGTTTTTTGCGTGCCGGTTCTCGGCCGGCTTGTTTTCAAAAACCCCGGTTTTACGTGGTTTAAACGCCGTTTAAATTTTAAAATCGCTTTAAACGCTGAAATGCCAAAAGCCCGTAGATTACCTAAAATAAGGTAGCCTACGGGCTTTTTCTTCGGAAATAGCGTCATGCGCCTTTTTGCAATTTATCACCCGGTTTTGCGTGAAATCCCACGTAAAACTGGGCTTTTTTTATGTTTTCACGGCTTTTTTCGGCTTTTTTCGTTTTCAGGCCTTTTTTGGACATTGCATGTCTTTCAACAATAGCGGACTTCAACAGTTTTGCCACCATCGGGCTTGCAGCCTTCGGTGTCAATTCAAGTGTAGCCAATGCAATGTCAACAGGCTTGTTCCGGATCAGATCCAGAACGATCTGCACCTTTCTCGGTGCGATGCGAGCATTTCTCAAATACGCTCTAGCTTCCAT